ACGGTGTAGCATCTGCATCCGGATCCCAGGAGTCCGCCAATCCTGTAACGGCATCGATCCGAGCCACCCGGTTCCTGAATACTGCGCCAATCGCGGCGAAGTCCCCGATGACGTAGATCCCAGCGGGGTCCACTATGATCCGGCGAGTTGAATAACTCGAATTGGGGTTCCACCCATCGGCCAACCCTGTAGTGGGACTCAGCCGAGCAATGCGACTACGGGATGCTCCTCCGATGGTCGTGAACGATCCAACCGTATAGATGCCAGCGGCATCGACAACAATGTGCGAGACGGTCTGACTTGCATTGGGATTCCAAGCGTCGGCGAGTCCTGTTACGGGGTCAATCCGGGCGATGTAGTTGCGAGCGGCTCCACCCGCATTCGCAAAGAAACCTCCCAGATAGATGCCGTTCCCATCCTCTGCAACGGAATTGACCCCAAAGCTGTCGGTGCCTGGGTCCCAGCTATCAGCGAGTCCCGTAACAGGGTCTAGCCGAGCGATGTTCGACCGTGCGGCTCCACCAATAGTGGTGTATCGACCACCGACATAGACCCCATCCACACCGACATAGACACAATAGACGTTTTGATCACAATTGGGGTCCCAGGCGGTCACCAATCCGTTGCTGTCCAGGTGACACACCCGGTTGCGGGCGTAGGTTCCGACGGAATCGGTGACGGAGGTGAAAGCTCCCCCCACGTAGTAGCCACCCGATCCATCGGGAGCCATAGCGGAGCTGCTACCGTTGAACGACGGGGCCACGAAGAAGTCAGGATACACAGCATCCACAGTGGGGGATGCCAACCCGAAGTCCGGGCTGATGGGACCCGGTATGATCGCCACCGGGATGTGGACCTCAACAGGAGCCAGGCCAAAGTCTGGGCTGATGGGGTCCGGTATGACCGGATAGGCCAAGTAGAAATCTGAGAGCTTGTCCGACATCGCCCCGGAGTTGTCCTCGACCAGCGGGACCTCGATCCCACCCGAGGTCACTCCAGAGAGCTTCAGGTTGATGTTGGCCTGCTGCTCCACTCCCTGCCCAGGAATCAACCGACGCTTGCTGGGGTAGAGGTGGGCCGATCCCGGTCCCAGAGTCCCCCCACCGAGCCCGTAGGAGCCACCAGAGGCAAACAGTAGACCGCCCGAGGGGTCATAGGACGCATCCTTGGGAGTCACCACCTTCTGCCAGAACTGCGTGCCCTCAAAGGCAAAGACCTCGGCCCCGACTGCTCGGCCGACTTTGTCCCCCGTGGCGAAGTGGTTCGCCATGAACCCTGCCCCACCAAGAGGATCCCCAGTCCCAGTCAGGGAGTAGATGTCCTCGCCTTCATCAGTGGCCAGGCCCGAGAACCCCAGACCAGGACCACCTTCACAGATCGCTGCAAGAAGCCCCGGAGACCCACCATTAGTGACCTCGATGAACTCCAAGTCCTCGTAGTGGGTCCCGGCCACATCACTGTAGGTGAGCACCCCGTCCACCACGGTGGCTACGGCATTGCCAACCTGACTCTTCGGAATCGGTGGTGTCCCCTCGTTGAGGAGGGTGACGCCATCGAGCAAAGGTTGAAGGGCCAGGTAGGTGTTCGTCACCGGCTTACCCGGCAAGAACATCACCGTGACGTTGGCGTGCTCAGCCGAGAACTCCCGAACCGCCCCGGTCAGAGGATCCGGCTGAAGGGTGAGGAGCTGGGCGAGGGGGTCGAACTTCCAGTAGTCGCTCGTCCAGATCGTGGACCCGTCGATGACCTTGTACACGCTCTTGGCGTAGAGGTGCGTGGGCATCAAACTCAGACGTGTTGTGTCCATCGTCTGGATGATGACCGTTTCCAACGCACGGTCCTGTCCCAGCTCGCCACTCGCGATGACGTTGAACTGGTTGAGGACCATATGCTCCGGGGCAATGCGGTCTTCGGTCGGGTGCTTGAAGAGCTGGTAACGGACCCAGTCCCAGCGGGACTGAGAGAGGTTCTGAGAGTTGATAGACCCCCAAGTGATCAACCCCAGATTGTTGCCAGGGCTGCGTGGGAGGTCTCGGTACTCGACGTTGATCCAGCCGGCAGAAGGCCCTATGTCAGAATCACCCGCCGAATACCAAGGCGGATCCACCCCGGGGACCAGAGGGATGTCCGGCCGGAGGATGGTAACACCCCACGTCGGGTCACGATAGGCTTGCAACTCAATGTCTGACCGCCAGTCCCACCACTCGATCGCTGGCCCTGTAGCCCACGAGTTGGGGGCTGTCGTGACGTCCGTGCGGGGCAACTCGTAGTTGTTGATGTCAGTGAGATCCAAGGGCTCACTGATGCCCCGCACGACGCCAAGGGTCCGTACCAGGTCAGCAGGGGCCTGAGCGTGAACGTGGACGTAATGCCACTCTACGCTCGCCGTGAGGTTGGGGTCATACAGGTTGGCGAGGTCACGCCCAGAGCAGCCGAAGAAGGCCTGAGTGTTGTTGACGCCTCCTGTGAAAAGAGTGAATGCCACCGCAGGGGCCTGAACCACATCGTCGATGACCAGGGTCACCGTATCCAGCACACGATCGGCCAGCACACGGTAGGTGTGTACCTCTCCCGTCCAGTCGAAAGGGTACGCCTGAACCACGGCCCCAGAAGCAGTACGAAGACGTACCTCCTCGTTGCCCGAGGTCCCACCAATCTCCACCTGCACCACGGCATAGGGGCTAGTAGTCCCTACCATCTGGCAACCGAACACGATGCCCGTGTCCCCAGCAACATTGGGTGTCACGGCCACTACTTCGAGCTTGGCTTCCAGTATCCGGCCTTCATCTTCCTGGATGATGGTCTCCCCACCAGCTCCCCAGGTCAGGAAAGCCTCCCAACGCCCTCGGTTGTCCTCGTCCTGCTGCGTGACGAACTGAGCCCCTTCGTGCAACCCAGTCAGGGTGGAGCCCGTCTCGGCAGCCCAGTCCATCTGCTCCGGCGGCACGAGCCCGGCCATGCTCACCTGTGGCAGGGTCACCAGGCTCCGGTAGAGAGTCGGATCCGCCGAGAAGTTCTCCCGCACGAGCAGGGCACGAACCCGGACCACACGGTTAGTGTCGTCGAGGTCGATCCCGACACACCCTGAACCATCCGTGGCCGTGTCGATATGGAACGTGGCCTGCAAGTCCAGAATGGAGTCCGGGGCAAAGAAGGGCTCCACCCGGGTGTAACCCAACCCCATCAGCACGGCGTCATCCGTGGAGGTCGCCTTGAGGAGCAAGGAGCCCGCGTCCACAGTGGTGTCCCCGAACATCGTCGATGGCCACCAGGCCCCACCATCCGCTGTGGAGTTGTCATCCGGCAGAACAGCCATCTCGGTGTTCACAGAGACGGAATGTCCCTTCAAGAACACCTGGTCCGGGATGAGGCCGTAGCGCAGGAACGACCAGGTTGCACGGCTTGTCGCCTGACGACTCAGGGAACCCCAGAAGACCTGACCCACGATCTCCCGTGGAAGGAGCAGAGTCGTCTGCGAAGCCGGGGGCAGGGCAGGGACGTTGCCGTCGATGGTCGCGACCACCCCGGCCGTCTCACCAGAGATCCGCAACTCCGCAAGCTGCTGGCTGTTGTCCAGGTCGATGCGATAGGTAAATGGCTTGGTGCTCGCCCGCGTCTCGAACACCATCTCGGTGTACTTGTTCCCGAAGGTGTCCCAGGGAGAGGGCAGCGCCGGGGTGAACTCGACCGTCGTCGTCCCATTGCTCTGAGCAGTGACGGACGTTGCGGTGTACACCCCGATCTGGGTTCCTTCCATCCTCTGGAACCGGGAACCCACGATGAATCCAGTGGGCACCTGCACGGTGGGAAAAGCACCCATCGTCTGAGAGGAGGCCGTCAGGATGGCTCTGGGGCCAATGTCCCAGGCAGACCACTCATGAAGCCGCTTCGGGTTGAGCAAAAGCCCAACGTGCTCAACCCCATTCACCCGCAGAATGCCACAGAAGTAAAGGTATCGGTTGTCATGCAGACCAAAGCCAACCCCGGTGAACACCCCTTCCGTCGTAGGGGTGTCAGGCAGACCGCCTGGATTGGGATGACCCGAATCGAATAGGACAGAGTCAACCTGGAATCGAGCCACCAGGTTGATGCTCGATGGGTAGGTGAGGTCGAGCCCTCGATGATAGGTCGTCGCCGACGTGCTGGGAACCTCACCCAGGAGGGGATCGATGATGGTGTAGGTCCCAAGGTCCAGGCCCGTGTCGGAATCGTGGTCCACCCCACCGTAGTCTGTGCCGTCCAGAGCCCAAGCGGGCACTGCAACTACAGGCTTGACCAGTCCTTCGTAAGCGGCATTGACGCCCCCTACAAAGCGCTCGAACCCAGGCACGGAGACACGGCCTGGAGCCTGGTTGAGCAACAGAGTCGTGGGGCTGTTGATCAGGGCCGAGTAGGCCCGCTCAAAACCCAGGTAGCGGTGGCCAATGTAGAGAGGCTTCACCCGCTCGATTGGCCCCAGCACGATGTTCATCGGGAACCGACTAGTGTCCACCGCCCCCTTCGGGAAAGCAGGCAGAGTCTGGACGGTATCACCGTGTGCTGCGGGGTCGTGGTGACCGTGGCGGCAGTCGAACTTGTTCAACACCAAGCCTGGTGTGTTCAGCCCAGCCATCTCCATAATGGGGGACTTGAACCAGACGTAGTCCACCAGCACTTCCACCGTGCCCGGTGGGGTCAGAGCCAGTGGGACTGCCAGAACGATCTCACCGATGTATGGGTTGACCGAGGCTACTGTGACCTCAAGGCCGTCCACCCACACCGTGACATCCTGCTTAGTAGCAGGAGTCGCATCTCCCCAGTTCTTGACCAGAGGGCCTCGCTGGGTGAGGAGACGGTCCCTGGTCAGCACACCGCCGCCGTCCTCCACGAAGAACAGACTGGCATCCTCTCCCGTGACCTGATGAGGTTCTTGCACCCCGAGTCGATCCACAGAGACGGTGAACTGCTGCCCTGTCGTGGCGACCTTCATTCGACGATCAAGGCGGAGCAAGCAGAGAGCGACCCGCACTCGGGTTCCAGGTCCGGCGGCTTCACCAACTGGCCCACCGTCATTGCCCTGAACCCACTTGAGCCGGTAGGTCCCAGCATTAGGGCCAGTGGTGAACGTCAGAGCCTCACCCTCAACGGCCAAGCTCCAGTCTTGGTCCGCATCCTCGATCACATCTCCGGTGACCGTAGCAAATCCCGATAGGTTGCCCGGAACCGTCGTGTATGCCCTCGCGGTGGCATCTGTACCCACAGGAAACGCAAGTACATCTTCGACCCGGTAACGGCCCACCTGCCGCCAATCTGTAGAGGCACCTGTACCTTCCAGACCACCAATGTGGATTGAGTTGGGTCCTGATAGGACCACCAAATCGGCACCAACGGAGATCTGGTCGAACTCCACGGTGGTGTCACTGAACAGAGTCCGGTCGGTCCAGGTGATCCCCGCCGCTCCCGAGACTTGTTTGGTCCCGCAGCAGAACTTGCGGAAGTCCTCGTAGTAGTAACTCGACAGATCCCAAGAGGAGGATGCGGAAAAGAACTGCCCGAAGACTTCTGTGAACAGGTGCCGGTACTCATACAAGGTGTGGGCGGGCTTCAAAGCCCGCATCACGATACGGACGTTCTCCTGAAGGACATAGGGGTCCTCAGGAAACCGCTCCAGCCCCGTGTCGGGATCCGTGTGCGAGACATTGATCTCGAACTCGAATTGGTCATCCAGCCCCCATGCCGAACCAGGCTGGATCTCCCATCGCCCCGTTGTGACGTTCCAGACCTTCTTCGTAGTGCTCCGAGCTGCAAGGGCCTTTTCGATGACCGTGAACGTGGCTGCCGACAGAAGCTCAAGCCCACCCTCGATGGTGGACTTCGTTGCCCCCTGGAGCAGAAGCTGAACCATCCGCTTGAGGAACTCTCGATAGGTCAGGTCGCCTTTGAGAGTCGGGAAACCATCCGTGGTGGCATCCGGGAAGACCAGGCTACCAAGGAGCTGGAACAGGAACTCGCCGCGAACGTAGTCGTAGTCGGAGTCCGCGAAGGCTTCCTGTGCGGTGATCTGGAAGTCCGCGATGGCCTCCGCCGCCGCTTGGAACTGGATAGTGTAGAAGGGACCCTGAACCTGCGAGACGTAGTTCGAGGGTAGGAGCTGGAGGAAGACAGACATGATGCTGTCCACCTGCTCCCGCCGGGTCTTGATACGGCCCTGCCCGCTTCCCCCCACTGGGGAAGGGTTCTGCACCAGCAAGCTCGGAAGCAGATTCTTGTCAGCGGGCTTGTCGGCCATCAGCCCTTCTCCATCCGAGTGTAGGTGGACTCAACCGTCCCCCACTCGTCCTGCCAGGAACGTACCCTGGAAAGGAAATCCTCCTGGGTGTAGTCCAACTCGGTACAGCGGCTTGGACAACCCCGTAGGAGAGGATGGGACCATACCCTCTTGTGCACGTCGTCGATGAGGAGAGGACGTTCGATCTGTCGGCCTTCGGCATCAAAGACCCGGATCTTCTCGTTCTTGATGGCTTCACGGTCGTAGATCATCAGCTCACCTGGTCGTACACGAAGTTCAGGTTCCCGAGCACCAAGTGCTCGATAGGGCCTGGTTCGATGTTCTTGACCCCTGTATCCCCCATCACGACGTAGGTGACGGCATAGTCATGCAGTGTCGGGGTGTCCAGTGGAACCCCACCCGGCACGAAACTCACCAAGACACGATTGCTGGTGAGCATCTTGCGAATCCGCAGGATCTCGGCAGCCCGCTTGTCCACGTCACTGGGAAGAACGTAGCTCGCTTCGATGGTCGTGTTGTCCGAGTAGCCTGGGATGTTCAGGCCATCCCCGCCGATGATGAAGCAACCACCAGCGGAAGCCCTCAACGGGAATCCGTTGATGTTCGGGGGGATCTCGTGATGAACGAGAGATGCCTCATCCTGGAACACCCCTCGGAACTCCTTGCGCTCACCACCGGCATCAGAGGTTGCGGAATCCAAGGCGTTCTTGATGAGGTACACGTTGGTCGTGGCCGAAGACCAACCGTCCACACGGAAAGAATCCCCGTCAGTGTCCGTGGTGATGACCTCACGGACAACCTGAGCGGAGTCACCCCGGACCATCTTGACCAGCGGGGTCACCACGTAATCCACCCCAGTCACCGCATCGAGTGCACGAATCACATCCGACTGACGAACTGGGGTGCCCAGCCCGAAGTTCCCGAACAGCCGAGCCAGTGCCGTGCGAACATTGCTGTCCACAGTCCGTTCACTGGTGTTGGGCTGGAGGACGATCGTGGCCGAAAGGTCCACCGGGACCTCTACAGCCCACTTCGCGATGACATCCGCTGTGATGTGGGAATCGTTGTCAACCGTATCCTGAACGGCTGAGACAACTGCGTTGACCAGATACTCCACGATGAAGTTCTCATCATGGGAGTAGTCCACAAGAACGGTCTGCCCCTCTACGATGCGACTGGCATCCGTGAGCTGGATGCCCAAGGGAGTGGTCTCATCCCCGTAGATGATGGTGAAATCCCGCTGGGGGTCCGTCGAGAGAGGCCCGTTGTACTCAATGGTTCGGTCGAAGTTCCAGACCCTCACTGTCAGGTGGTTGGCCCCAAGGTTGTCGAGGTACTCGATGCCAGTGAGCATCGAGTGGCTCTCCCCTGTCACCGTCAGAGGTGTTGATGACGGGATGGTGGCCCCACTGGTCAGTGGTTCCGTCACCTGTACATAGTCCCCAGCCATCGTGGAGCGCCCCAGTACCAAGGGATCCGAAGCCCGGTAGAGGTCGTAGATGCCCTCTGCAAGAAGACCTGTCTGCTCCCCCTCGAACCGAGACACTGAGATGACGGGCTGTCGGGTGAGCACGAACTTGTTGCTGGTCCGGTAGCGGTAACTGCCCCGGAACTCATCGGTCAGGGCATGGACGGTGGGGTCGTTGTAGTCCGTCGAGAGCTGGATCTCGTTGTAGGCGACGTACTCCACGTCGGTCAGGTCAAACAGAGCACTCTTGGTGACGTTCTCGAACACCAGGTCAAGCGTGGGAAGGTCAAGCATCTCGATGAGCGGGTTGTCTGCACTCAGCGCTGGGTCGATGGCCCGGAACCGCAACGTAGCCAGATCCCCGACCGGCTCGAACTGCTGATGATCCCGTGTCTCGAAGGCGAAAGCGAAGACGTCGGTCACCCGGGCCTGTGACTCCCCCCGCAAGTAGATGTCCACTTTACCACCCACGTGCCGCCCGGTCTCATTCCGGTCGCGCATCATTAGGCGATGGCCTGCATGGATGACGCTCACCTGAGCGACACCAGGGGTGTTTGTGGCATTGTTGACGTAGCCCTGAAGGGTCCCCGAGTCCACAGCGGCCAGGACTCGCAAAGCCCGCAAGGCGAGGTCACGATTGGACTCACGGTCTGTACCCCCGAACGTCGGGGACTCATTCGTGACCCGAACGTTGAGGTCGTTGTTGCGGATGACGGTGATCTGCCCACCCGCCAGGTTCCCAGCAGAACCTGCGAAGTCCGCCTGGATGAAGGCTCGGCCGATGTACCGGCCCGTCTTCGGGTTGTAGTTCCGACCGACCCCCGTGGGGGAGATCAGTGCTGTGGACGTTGTGCGGAACGTGGCCTGCCCTGCCGAGAGGAGAGTACCGATGCTCTTGGTGATGGAAGCCGTGGGCTTGTCCACGACGTAGAAGGTCACCTCACCACGGGCTCGCTTCCCGCCCTCTCGGATAACCCCGTGGTTGCTAGCGAGTTTATCGAAAGCGTTGTCGATGATCGTCTGTACTTGGTCATCGCTCGTTAGGTGGAAAGCCTCCCGCAGAGCCGTCTTGTAGCTTGACTGACTCACCGCTACAGGGAATCCCGACAACGTGGGGTCGTCGATGAGCAGCAAAGTGGCGAAGCTCTGAGCGTTATGCAGGAAATCGACGATGAACCGAATCCGGTCGGCCTCGGTGGCGAAGGGGTCGATGAACGTATCCCGCAAGGCCGAACCGGGGTCCACACGGACTTGAGGCTGGCTCCTGTAGATGGATAGTACAGCCTTGCGGACCATCTGCTGCCGGGTCACCTGGGGGAAAGAACCCACCGTCGGCATGATCCGCAACGGTGCCCCCACCACCTCAGGAGAGAAGAAGCTCTCGTACTCCACACCGTCAATGAGATGAACGGCGGTGGCAACATAGTACAAGGGTGTATTCTCGGGCACCGTTGACAACTCAGAGTGGGGCAGAGCCGGGTAGGTGCTACTCAGAGTGGCCTGACGGTCATGCTCGAAAGTGTACCTACGGGTCTCCCGTACACTCTTGATGGTGGTCTCCACCCGGAGCCGGTCGGTCGTCTCAGGGATGTTCAGCAGCTCGTCGAAGCTGACCCCCAACTCGACGTCGTTCTGGTCTTCCTGTGACCCCCGCATACGAAAGTACATCGGGTCAGCCACATGAAACCCCTCGGAATCGAGAACGACATTGCTGTCCACGACCAGGGATGCCAGATCTGTCTCCGCTTCCACCACCTCACCAGAGATGACCATCGAGGGGTTGAGCCGGAAGTACCCTACATCCCCGCCACCTGGCTGGGAGCTAGCATAGAAGTGGTAGCCGACGACGTTCTCGTTGTCCTCAATACCCTCAGCCGTGATCTTGACGGTTGCGTTGAACCGCTCCAGATAGATGCCGGTCGGAGAAGCAACCAAGGCCCCAATGTCTGCCTCAGTGGAGAGGTGAGCATCCAGTACCGCCAACTGCGTGGCGGAGCCATTCGTGAGGATGGCTTTCACCCGAATGTTGTTCCCACCAGCAAGAAGCTGGAGTCCATCTGGGTACGCGGAGGGGTTGGGGACCGTGAACGTTGTCCCCTCGAAAGTGATCAGGTTGGGGTCGCTGGTGAAAGCGGCCCCTCGGATCGACACCTGCATGTCCACTGTGTCCGCTGGCGTCGTTCCTGTGAAGAACTGCTGTGAGACCGTGGTGGACAGAAAGTAGTTCTGCCGCAGAACGTTGTCGGGACCATTGAACTGAGGGTAACTCGCCATCACTGGCCTCCAGTCAGGCGGTTGCGGTCATTCACCGCAAGGCCCCACAGTTGCTCTGTCCCCAGCCCCGCAGCTTCCGTGCCGAGCATCAGACCATTTCGCCCCATCAGGGCTACAACTTCAGGAACCGAGAATACGATGTTCAACTCGATGGGTTGCCCCGAGGAGTTCTGGACCGTCACCTCAATGAGGTAGGTCGTCGGGTCTTGAGCGTGTCGTTTCACGTTGACGGCGAGCACAGCGTAGAGCCGTTCCTTGAACGACATCTGCTGGTACTTGGCCTGGTCAGCCTGAAGGGACTGCAACTGACCCAGTGCTTTCCGCACATCCTCGCTCAGCACTGAGGCCACGCCCGAGAGAGCCTTGGTTCCGATGCGCTGCCGCAGCGTGGTGCCGTACCACGGATAGAACGGGTTGGATCCACGATCTGTCAGCAGAATCTTGAGGGCCGCCTGGTAGAGCAGATCCTCATTCTGGATGATGATCATGTTGCCGCTCTCATCGAACCTGTAGTCGTTCTCGATGAAGCTGGCTTGGCACCGCAGGCACCGCTGCACTGGGACCGAGTAGGTCACCTTGAGCATCGGGTTGGACCGGAGGGGCTTGCGGAATCGGACAAACTGATTGGTGATAGTATCCGGGCGGAGGTACAGGTCCCATCCGGGGTAGACCTCACGCCCGTAGGCCGCCCACGGTCGGTCAGAAACACCCGGTTGACCGAAACCCAAGCCCCCGGCCACCGACCCTGTCACCTTCACGAAGGCCGAGGGACCAACGGTGTTGGGGTCCACCAACACCAGGTATCCATTGTCGTTGCGGACTTCCACGTGGGTCCAGCCTGCGATCTGTACTCGGCGAATCACCTGGTCTGTCGTCAACCGGATGAGAACTCGGTTCCCGAAGTCCAGTGTCTCAGAACCCCCGGTCGTCTCGACCGTGAAAATGCTCTCGTTCGGGATGATGTCAAAAGGTCCTGACACCGAGCTAGAGAGCACCGCTGCCGAGTAGACGCCCTGACGAGGGATGAGGAAATCATCGTTGGCCAGCACACGTACCTGACCAAGGGCGGCAATAGGCTGCCGAGGGTCAAGAGACCTCCGGTCCTCCCCCAAGGGCACCACTTCCTCCACCGTCAGGTGTGGACATGGCCAGGCAAGTTGGAACTCGATGGACATCGCTCTCCTCGGTCCTCCTCTTCTGCGGGGTATAGGCCCGAAACCGTCAGCCCATCAGCCCCATACCATCACCGGGCTCATCCTCCAGCGCGAACCGCAAGAATCCCAGGGTGGGACTGGGCTGGAATCCTGTAGGGAGGCCCGAATCACTCACATCATAGAGCAGGCTGTACATCTCGGCGATCACGACCTGAACAAGCCGGTTGGGGTCGAACTTGGCCTCGTCCAGGGTGGGCATGTCCACCAGCAACCCTCCGAAGGCCTCCATCAACGTCTCTTGCCGTTCGAGACGAAGTTGCTCCCAGCAGTCCGAGAGCTTGATGATCTGCCACTCCTTGTCCTGCAACCTGGACTTGATCTCCTTGTTCGCCCACTTCCGGGTGTCGTGCAGCACCCGAGTTACCGTGCTGTTGTCCCAGGCACCACGGTCCAGACGCCCACCCATTCGGCCGGGGATGTAGCCTGGATGGTCAATCATCCCACCTCGATAGCCCTCATAGCCGGTCATCTTCGGGTAGTTGCTACCTTCCTCAGCCGACTCTGGCAGAGGGTCGTTGTACTGCACCGACTTCGCACCAGGAGCACCACCACCAGGATAGGCCTGCTGCACGGCGAGGGAGCCACCCTCCTCGGGTGACATCCCCGTGGTGTCCGGATGCAAGAACCCACAGATGTTGAGCGGGTTTCCCCCAGTCGCGATGTAGGCCTGCACCAGCCGGCAAAGGCTAGAACCCGCCGTCACCTTGAACCCTGTCCGGCGATAGGTCGCCTTGGTGCTAGACCCCTCATCGACCTGAGCGTAGTCAATGGTCACGAACCCAATACGAGTCATCTCCGCTGTCAACGTTGCAATCCGAGCGACCACGTCACGGCGCTCCCGAAGGAGCCACTGTGTGATGGCCCGGAAGTAACCCACTGAGAACACACTGCTTTTGCTGAACGACGGCATAACCTACCTCCTACAGCACATCCGGCTCGTTTGTTGGGGCTGCACCAGCGGCAGGTTGAACCTGCTCGATGCCAATGGCATCAGGAGCCCGAACCAACGTGGTCATTGCCCCAGGATCCGGCTCCTGCCCACCAGCCAAATCGATGAGGTCGAAAATGAACGAAGGCCCCACAGGAAAAACCAAAGCGATTCCTCCCCCATAGGCCCTGGGCACGTCCGAGGGCTTGTTCTGCGCAGACACCAGGTCAGACACCAGACCATCCGTCCCATCGGAGAGCACCACCAACCCACTGAACTCAGGCAGGGCAAAGCTGAAACTCAGGAGCGACTGGATGAGGGAGTTGATGCGCCGGATGAGCTGCTGAAGGTCCGTGATGATGCCCTGCAAGAACCCGATGTACTTGACGATGACATCCGCCATTGACCGGGTGGCTTCGGACAACGCCAGGACCCAATTCTCCAGGCCGTTGAGGAACCCCTCCAGCTCGGGGAAACTGTCAAACAACCGCAACGCGACCCACTCACCATCCTGTGGGGACCTCGTGAACGCCGCCGAAGCAATGTTCAGAGCAATGGCAGCTTGCTGATACAACACCCCCTCTTGGTACTCACGGAAGAGGCCCCTCAAGTAGATGGCGGCTCCCAGTGAAGAACCCCCCTTCTTGTAGTCAATCAGATCCGTAGCCCCGGAGTAGAACACAGGAGTCATGTCCCCCGAGGTTGAGACTCGACCCTTGGCCCGCTCGCTCATTTCCTTCAGGTATACCTGCCACGCAGGTGGTATCAGCAGCTTGCCATCCTTGTCCGTGAACTTGTCGTAGATGATCTCCAGAGACCGAGGAGCAAGTCGCTTTTTCAGTTTCACTACGAGGGGGTTTTCCTGGGAGTAGGTGATCTCCAACCCACCACCGGACCACTCGACATACTCCCCTTCCCGCAGGCGAAGGACTTGCAACTCTGACAGCCCGGCTGCGGTCAGAGACGGATTGGGGAAAAACAGCTCCTCTGCGGCCTCAGCACTGATTCCCATCGACAGAACGTTCGGAGCCAGCCCGAACTCAGCCATCCCGGTGATCTGCTTGTCCGGGTCCAATGCCTGGAACAATGGCAGTCGTGGATTCTGGCCGATGGCCATCACAGCCTTCTCATAGTCCCGCTGAATCAACGAATCCTGCACCCCCAGCAGCGTGTGCCAGTCCACCGTCCGCAGAGCCTCGGTGGCCGCGACTACAGCCTTCTCCGCCCCGGGCATCGGACCGGTCCTCTCGTAGATGTCGAGAGCCATTTGCTGGATTTGGCTGTACAGGTCAGCTCGCCACTTCTGAGGCGACTGGCTGGGTCTCTCCAGTACGGTCAGATCGGGGAACATCGTGCGGAGCAATGCTCGGGAGTCTTCCAGACCCGTAGCCTGGAGAGCAAATTGGCTCCCAGCCCACTTACCGTCCTTGTACCCCTGGGCCACCAACTCGGATTTTTGGCCCAACTCATCCAGCAGCGGCAAGTCCGACCGACTCAGGACCAGAAGAAGCAGTGCCGTCTGCAAAGCTACCAGATAGTCCTGGGTGTTGGCATTGGCGAACGTGATCTTCCGAGGGGCCGAGGGCATTCCTACAGCGGCCTCCCCCGACTTCATGCCGACGACAAAGGGCTCACCCGAGGTAGCTGCCTGATTCTTCACGGCGGTAGCCGTGAACTCCCACTGAGGCAGCTTCTTGCCCGTGGCGATCTCTTTGCCTACAGCCCAGACCCGGACGTAGTAGTTCACCGCTGGACTCTCGACCAGCCCGGCTACAGGAAGGATCTCCCCATTTACCCGCTCGAACCGAGAGTCATAGGGCATGTCCTCCAGAGCCAGCACTGCGCCATATTCCCCGGCGAACCACTGGGCCAGAGCTACGTCGGACTCGATCAGGAACGTCCGCTGGAAACGGAAGAAATGCCCCTTGCCATCACCAGGCACCCCTAGCGCCGAAGGAACTGCGGCCCCATCTCGGAGCAGCAGCTCCAAAGGAACCACCTCATTCGAGGCAGGATCCAGCATTCCGTAAACCTGGCAGGCACTATCTTTCGCGACCTGGGTCTCCGGGTCGATGTTCTTGTTGTACTCCAGACCGGAGCCGTTGAAAGAAAGCATCTCCGCGCCGCCATGCAGCACGATGGACTGGTGATCCATCCCCAGGACGGAACCGTACTCCCGGGGCTGAACCTTCTTGTTGGCGTCACCATCCGCCGGCTTCTTGTCCGTGTTCTGCTTGGGTCGGCCGTACTTCAGTGCAAGGCCCTGCTCCAAAGTTGAAACGGTCACAAGGTAGCCAGACGGGCCGAGGATGGGCAACGGGTTGAAAGGGCTCTTCTGCGAGGCCGGTTGAGTCGTCCAGGTGACTCGGCACTGACTCGGGGGTGTACCTCCTCCTGCCTTCAAGGAAGCACTGAGACCCTGGAACTGAAACGCTGCAGGCACTGCCGCTATGGCCTGGGTCCCATACAAGGTGTCCTTGATGGTCGGGATAGGCATCCGGCTCGTGTCCGGGAAGAAGCTCACCCCGAGCATCTTGAGGAAAGTGATGATGAAGTTGATCAACCTCTCGAAGTCCGAAGGGTCCACCGACAGGTAGCAGAAGAATCCCGCAACCTTCGTCTGTCCGGACACGTCTGGCCTGGTCGGATCCGTGCGGTCCGTGAGACGAGCGATCATCCTCCGCTCGTAGGCAAGATAGCCGCCCCGAAGATCCTCTGGAGGCCATCCCAACAGTGCCCAATCCCCCGTGAGATAGAGCCCCACTTGTCTCAGGTCCCTGAGGATGGCACTGACTTCCGCGACGATGACCTCGATGAGGCTGGATAGCGGGTCGATGTACCCCTTGATGAACGCCTTGGCGAACTCCAAGGCGAGGTTGGCCACCTCCAACAGGGCGACCAGCACCTCGGCGAAGTTGTTGACGGCATCCCGAATCCCCTCAAGGTAGTCAGGGATTGCGAAGGTGGCGGTGCCCCACTGGCCTCGGACCTTGTCGGGCATCAGCTACCCCCACCGAACCGAAGCCGGATGATCTTCTCCTCCAGCACCCGGACCTCCGCCTCCTTTTCCTGCACCGCCACCTCAAGCAAGGCGTTGAGCTTCCCAAGGTTGCCTGCCAGCCGCAGCGCAAACCCAGGAGTCTTCGGGCCGTGGCCCCCCAGCTCTCCCCACTGCCCGAGATCAATGCCCGCAGCCTTCAGCCGCTCCTGCACATCCGCCAGCTCGTCAGCTTGGTTGCTCACCCTGTCACCCCTTCGGCGGTCTGCTCCAGAAGCAGTGTTCTCTGGCGGTCTTCCAGCCTGGCCGGGAGAGCCTCATCAAAGGCCTGCACACGGGCCAGGGTTCCAATGTACCGGTGTGTCCGGTAAGCCAACCAGGTGTACCGGATAGCCCGAAGGCGATCACGGACATCGAGGATGAGCCCCAGCTCATCAGGAAGAACGGGGCGAACCTCTGAACCTCCTGTTACCTGGTCCGTATAGGCCGTGTAGGGACCACCCACATCAGGGAACGACGGATCCAAAGCCGTGAACTCCGTCATCCCAAAGGGATTGGTGGCATCCGGCTTCAACGTGTCCAACCGTCGGTCAAGAATCCAGAACCGTCGGTCCAGCAACGAAAGACAGTCGCTGGTGTTGATGAAGGGCGAGTAGTCGGCCTCTCCCACCAACGTCGTGACCAACCGGTTGGGGAACAACCCACTGCCCGAGTCAGGGTCAAAAGGAGCCCCCAGGTCCAGAACGTGCTCTTGGTCCTGCCAGTCCCAGTAGTAGCCGCCCTTGGTCCCCTTCATCACCGACCGGAACATCTCGATGAGCGAGAGCATCCGCTCCCGCATCATCAGCACGGCGTCCACGATCTCTGCACTGAACATCGCGTTCGGACGGATGATGCGGTAGCTGAACGGCCGCAGCGAGTGCTTGTCGAGAACCGTATCCAGAGAATCGGTGTACGACCAAACGCCTGGGCTGATCTCGGTGGCCTTGCGTGTAGGCCGCAAGTCGTTCTGACCCTCCCCAGTGTTCGGGGCAGGGTCAGACAGCTCTGAGAGACCCACCGTCGGATAGATGGCGTACATCAGGTCCGTCTGTGTGGTGGCCATCAGCACGTCAGCACCCAAGGTGCCTGCAAAACTGTGCACGGGGTCCAGTGTGAGGTTCGTAGCCTCCACAGACTGCACCCGATAGAAGCCCCGGTTGTCGTCCAGGCTCGACACCTGACCCACGACATGGGGGCTCGGGTTGACCCCTGCTGTACGACCTGGAACGCTGGTATCCCCGAACGGACGGCTGCCCCGCTCGTCCACCACAGGAATCAGGCCCATCGGGTCAATGATAACGATGTCCCCCGCACGGACCCCCAAAGCTACGAAGTCCGGGGGTGATGCTGAGTCATCGTAGAGCAGGTTGGCGATGCTCGTCCAATCCCCAGGTGCTGCCACCTCGGGCACGTAGCCGCCTACCCAGTTGCTTGGATCAACGTCGCTCTGGTCTGCTACCGTCTCGTGAATGACCTGGTCGGTGATGAGATCCAGGAGCTGCTCATTGCTCTGCTCGTGAGGAACAGGGGCCTGACGCAACCAGACCTCGAAGCGACGACCAATCACACTGGCCTGAGTCAGCGTGGCGAACCCCGGAGCCCGGAGTTTCAGCACAGCATCAGAGACGACCTCGGAAACGACAGCTTCTTCCAGCACCACTCCAGCATCATCGAGCAGGCGGAGGATGTCTCCCGGGTGGATGTTCACGTCCTCGGAAGTGAAAGGTCCCAGGTTCGTACCCTGGTACAGCACCCCATCGTTGTCGCTCCACACGTCAGGAACACGGGGGAAAGGTGTCCCGACGTTCCAGTTCATCTCGAAGTTCAGAGCCGTCAGGGTCCCCACCTGTTGTTCGTTCCGACTGAAATCGGTGACGACACCTCGACGAATCTCGTAGGCGTACTGCAAAGGATGAAACGCATCGTTGACGCCGTTCTGCTGGCCGTGCCACCGCCGGCACCGCCGAACCTCGAAATGCACATCCTCGGCTGCTGTGGGGTTACGCATCCCAATCGTCCCTGCCGTCAGGGACCGGGAAGCATCCACCACCTTGGGGTCGCTCGCTGGATCCAGGTTGAGTGTGACCCTCGGCGTCGAGGGCTCTACGAACACCCCGCCTTTGGCCCAGAAGTCCGTGACAGCCAAAGAACCTGGCAGCAGACACGCCACCCCGGCACCACCACTGAGGGTGTTGGGGTCGTTGAGCGTTGTGGCCTGGATATTGTCCAGATTGAGGCTGAGCAGGTAGGGCACATCCTCGTAGACAATCTCCTCCCCCGTCGGGTCAAAGACCTCACTGCCATACACCGGGCTTTTAGCCACCGCTGCCTCACCAGCAGCGGGAGCCAACCCTCTCACGATCTCCAAGGCACCAAACGTGAGGGCCACGGAACCATAGCGGCTGAACGTGAGGGTATTGACCCCATAGGCAGCCCCCGCGTTGTAGCCCACCACCGAGGAGTCATCAGGGAGACTGTTCCCACGGATCTGGATGGGGATCTGCTGGATTCCAGTCCCACCGCCCGAGTTGTCGTGCCACCCAATTTGAAGGCCAACCAGATCGGCCACCAAATCAACAACTGGATCTACCACAGCAGAATCGTCGGCCCACTTGAAAGAGCCTCCCACCAAGCTCAGGCCAGAGACATCCTTCGCGGTGTACTCCACGCTGAACAAGGCAGCCTTGTATTCGGCTGCAACTGTGGTGTTGAGGTCCCCCAACTGGACATAGACCTTACCTGATGCGGGCAAGATCGTGGTGCTATCAAGTTCCAGGCGCAAGACAAATGGATCAAAATCGAAAGAAACCACCCGAGGGAACAGAGACGTGATGAACCCCCCACCACTCTTCAATGTAGCCCCAGCCACAGGCTTGTAGAGGTTGGGTCCTACAGTGGGCTCCACGGCATACCGGACGATGTACGTCCCTGCCTTCTCCGTTGCGGAGGACGGCAGGGCACTACCTGAACGGTCAATGTAGACCAGGTCCCCCTTCACCACCCGACCGACATCACCGCTCAAAGCAACGGGCACGACCGTGTGGATCTGGTTTCCCTCCGCGATGCCATTCCCCACCAGGATGGGTACACCATCCGTGTCCAGTGACTGAGACGCCACCAGAGCTGCCGTGATGTTGGAACCCGTGATGGGTGTGTTCAGGAACTCGAAGGCCATCACACGAAGGGAGCCTTCCTCAGCCGGGGACGGGGCAGGATTCCAGGTGCCCTCCAGGTTGGTGAGAGAACCCTCCCGACTCACGAACTCCAAGGGACCGGCTGCCACATCGTTGGCTGTGGAGTACGCCCCGAGCCCCAACCAGACCTGCTTGACCCGGAGCTGCGTCTGGTAGACGTGGGTTGCTCCCACTCCATTGTCGTGCTCGAACCCACGAGGACGTGCCCCCGTGAAGTCGATGACCTCGTGGAACGTGAGACGATCCGAGTCGATGTAGGCCGAGTCGCTGAACCCTGGCGTGCTGGTATCCACATCCAGAGAAAACTCCCAACCGTACCTGCTGATCTTCCGGTCATTCGGGCCAGCGGGATCCAGGTGGTCGTGAGGCAGGAACCATTGAACCTCCGTCCCCACAGTGGGCGTGAACGGAATCTGGCCCGACCAACCAGTCAGAATGATGTGGCGGTTCTCGGCTACAGTTGCAGGAGCGGGCTCCCCACCCACCGCGTCGAACCCACCAAAGGTCACACCCGCATGAACAACCCAACCGGTGTCATTGCCCTGATAATCCGTGACCCGTGCGAATCCAGACCGAATCCAGATGGTGAGGAAAACCCGGCCGTCCTTCATGTCCGCGACGGAAACCGCTCCGGCGGGACCGTTCAACACGGTGTCGTCGGGACGGGAGATCAAGTTGACCTTGACGATGTTGTCGGCCGAGGCCGCTAGGATGGTGTTGAGGTTGCCCGTGTTGATGGCATTCCCGTCGTTCAGACCAAGACCAAGACCGATAGCCATATCTTGGAACGAGATGACCGTGGTGGCCCCCGCGATGTCGTCGAACAACCGCACCCCCAGAGGATTGGTAACCTGGGGGTTCACCGGGTAGTTACCCGGCGTCGTATGGACGTAATAGTTGTCGAGAACGTACTGCACCGGTGAGCCCTGACTCACCTGAGTCGCGAACCGTGGAGGCTCGATCCAGGACCAGTCGTCTCCGCCCACGTTCGCATTGGTCAACCGACCCACCGAAAGGATCCCCTGCCATCCCAGAGGAGCACCCGGGTCTACCTGCACCAGCAGTAGATCCCCTTCCTGCCCCGGAGCAACGCCATAGGTCGCCGCCGGATCCGTCTTGGTCTGGGTCATCAGGGTCGCAGGCTCCTGATAGAATCCCCCGAGTGCAACAGCCGCAGCCAGAACCTCACCATCAGTGAATAGGATCTCGTCCGGGTAATAGCCGCCAGCAACAGGATCCGCTGCCATCAGTGGACCCAGGACGTTGGTGATTTCGTCAAACCGGTCCAACTCAGTGTTCGTCCCGTCCATGTACGGGATCTGAAGGTCCCCAGCATCATCGAAAGGCTGCCCGAGCAACGCCGGGGTATTGAGCGGGAGCTGGTCGATGTTGGCGAAGTCCACCGAGCCTTCCAGATGGCTCATCGGAATAGGAGACTTCTGGCCCGTGATCTCCTTGATGGGGAACAGGAAAGGATCCGCCCAGGAAGGCAAAGATAGGTCGATGACCCGACCGCTCGTGTCCACGGTGATGTCCACCCCCTGCCGGAGTGTGGGCATCATCAAGGCTGCCTGCTGCATCACCTCCATCGTCGGGGACTGTGTTGTCGGATCCGAGATGGGGTTCGCGGCGTCAGGAGGCAGGACGTAGATGGTGTCGGCCCGCTCGATGGGGAACAGATGTGCTGGTGTACCAGTGTTCGCCGTAGTCCCTACCAACAGGTCGTTGGGGTTGGTGATGGCAACACCGAGCCGATTCCTGAACGTCAGTACACACCCGTGCAGCACCTCATCCACGAGCACACTGGTGTAGAGTTTGAGCCCGAAAAGGCTGTACTCCTCAGGGAACAACGCCGCGAGGAACTGACCATCCGGCTTGCCCCAGCCGATCTTCTGACCGGACTCGAATCCGGGCAGGGCCATCTGAGGGTCACCAGCCTCAGCATCCGGGATGTCCCCAGCAACGTCCTGGGACATGAAACGACTCACATCCGGGTATCCCGTTGCGGGGTCCGCCGGAAGCTCCGACAGGGGCACCATCGAAACGACACAGCAGGGTTGTGTGACCGCCGGGGAACCTGAGAACAGGGCATCAGCAAGAAGTCCGTCCGGGTAGTAGCCGAAGACCCGAGTGCGGGGAAGACGTAGCCGGATGAGACTCTCGGAGACGTTCGTGATGTCGCCGAGGACCGGGTTAGCCACCTGGCCGATCTGAGTCCCGTATGTGCTCTCCTTCTCTCCAGTCTCAGGGTTGATGGTGCCCCACGAGTAAACACCCACGTCCCCAACCGTCAGGTCAGCCCCGATGCCCGGCAACAGGGTGAACAGCACCCGAGCGGACGTGGGGAACAACCTGGAGTACCTGTGAGCCCCACCCATCCGGTCAAACACCCCCTTCGACTCCAAGGTGAAGTAGGGAGTGGAGTTGGTTGGGATGAGCTTCGGCTTGGAAGCTCCCAACAGCAGGATGTCATCCACGTCGTTACGGACCAACAACTTCTGGTGGTCCATCATCTTGCGGAGACGTGACACCCCGAGAGGAGCCCCAGCCAATCGGAAATCGGAGATGGTGGCCACCTCTGGTTTCACCAAGGGGTCCGCCTCAAGGAACGTGATGTCCCGCGTGGGATCACCCTCGTTGAAGACCAGGTCCCAGACGTTCGAGGGGTTCAGCAGGCCCGTGATGGCATCTTCATAGCCTGGTGGGGTGTAGTCCTGCCCCCGACCAATCCAGAACCTGAACTTCCCATCCCGGTCACCGATGAACTTGTCGTCGATGCACTCCAGCACCTGCTCGAACGCCACTACGGAGTCGTTGTAGAACCCCAACAGTGCCCTGGCTGCCCGGTCCTTGTCGAGGAGGTCCCGACGTTCCGAGGGGATACCGAGGTTGCCCTTGTCCCAGTTGTCGTCACCCGCAGGGACCGTCAACCGGGGACCTCCCGAGGACTGGCCCTGCTTCATCTCTCGGACAGCCTGTGTAACGGCCTCGCCGAGGTAACTGCGCAGGGGAAGAGCCCGGTAGTAAAGGGAATCGGGACTACTGAACGTGTAGGTCGCGGTGAGAGTCCCACCCAGGTAGCCATTGCTAGCACTCGGGAGGACATTGTGCTTGTACTTGGCGAACCATCGGGGGAACTGCACCGAACCACCCGAGAAGAAGGGCTCCATCACCCGGATCTTCGTGTGGGAGAGCAGGAGCTTCTGACCCGATCCGAGCGGAGCCTGCAAAGGCTCTGTCAGGAGCACCACTCCAGTCTCAGGGTCGATCTGGAACTCAGTCCCCTCGGCCAACGTCCGGCCGGGTTGCTCCACCCCACGGGACACCTCACCGAAGAGAACCAATTCGACACCCTCGGCAGCCACATAGGGACCGATGCCTACAATCTGTCGGGTGTCCGGCGGGTACACCGGCCGATAGGAGAGCCGCACCGTCGTGCCCTGAGAGGTCACAGCCACACGGAAAGGGGACGTAAACGTGATCTTCGTCCTGGTGCCATCCTCGCTCAGCGTCGCCTCGGCGATGGTGAATGGCATCCCGCCAATCTCCATGATGTGGCCAGGCACCGCGAAAGTCGAGAGGTCTCCGAGGAACGTGATGCTGCTCTGCTTGGCGTTGACGGGCTCGAACGGGAAGGCCGTTGTGGGCACCTCCTGCATGAACCCAGCAGGGGCCGTTGTAGCAATGGGGGCAAGACCATCAGGGTCAAGCACCGGCGTGATCGGACTCGATGTCACCAGGGTAAGCACGTCGTTACCAGGCGACCGGGAGCCCACCTCGCTGGAGGTGGGGGGATAGATGTCCACCCGAGTGGTGTCAGGGTCTGGGAAGTAGGTCAAGGCTGTGAGGTAGAAGCACTCAGCCCCAATGCGGAGCATCTGGCCAACCTCGAAGTCCGCGAGGCGGTTCCCTCGAAGCCCGAAGTTGTCCCGGCCCGCTGGGATGTAGAACGGTGGCCGGTAGACCGGGCTCTGAGAAGTCGTGTACGCCCTCTCCCCACCCAGAGCATCGAACACCGAGTAGGTCGCCACCGGAGTAGCCCAAGCGGGAAGATCTCGGTTGAAAGTCAGCCGCATCCCCAGCAGGTTCCCAGGCTGATCCGTGGTGAAGTCCTCCACACCAAAGTTCTGCTGCTTCGGACCAACGAAAACCAAGGGCTCCACACGGGTGTCGATGACGTGCTCACCAAGGGGGTCAATCTGGAACTCGTGGTCGGTCAGCCGGGTTGTGGTCTCACGCCGAGCGAACACCGGGAGGAACTCGATGATGGTGTCATCCACCCCACCGACTCGCCGACCTTCCACTGTGGCCAGCCAGTATTCCATCTCGACCAGGCAGCCCTTGGTCAAGGGCTTGCGGAAGCTCACCGCCCCCACCATCGGGGACACCGACACATCGGATCCAGGCACCATCTGCTCGACGAAGTAAAGCTGCTTCCCCGCATGTGTAACGGCATCCGCTGCCGAAATGCGGACATGGCCCGTCTTCGGATCATACTCGGCATCCCCTGCCAGCAGATTCGCTGCATCACGCAGCTCTTCCACATAGAGAACATCGCTCGAAGCCAGATCCGTGAGCAGGGTGGAGTTGAACTTCAGCTCCCCCTTGGGATGTAGGAATCCATCCCCATCCATCCAGTCAACCGTCAGGTACTCCACCCCCACAGGGTCAACCGTGAACGCCGCCACTGCCAGTGGCGAGAACATCTCCGTGCCCACCCAGAGGGAAAAAACTCCCTCGCTCACATGCACTGTGTAAGGCAGAAACAGGGTGTCGTTGGCTACGTCCCCCATGGATCTGAGCCCGATCGGGTAGAGCGCCGCTGTGACCCCCGTCCCCGAATGCACGGCACCAAACCGCAAACTCACCGAGCGACCACTCGCGTTGGCGTCCTCGACACCAGCCGTGTAGTCCTGGCCCGCGACTACCCCAATCGGGGACAGGACACGGATCTGGAAAGGCTCATCAGGAAGGTGGTTGAACGGCTTGTAAACCTGGTCGGCTACGACGGCTGGGTCATAAACACTGTCTGGATAACCCGAGAATGCCTCCCACGGAGTGGCCCGGTCAGGATCCGCGATGAACGGGGGTGTGACCTCACAGTGGGTGTTGTCCGTCACCGACGTGATGACATAGGAACCCTGTGCAGGACCCGAGGAGAGCTTAATACGGTCCCCGGCCTTGAGGGTGATGAGGAACAGCCCCTGAGCGTCCGTGAAAGTCGTGCCACCGTTCTGGTAGGACCCCTGCCCGCCAGAAGCTACGGAGGCCCCGTAGCGGGTGGTGAGCTGAATCGTGCCCGAGAGGCCTTGATCCGGGAGGAGGTAGTCCACCCCCTGCTGCTGGACCACGAACCGTCCCCCATCCTCTGCCGCCAAGAACGCCCCATTGATGCCTGGAGCGTTCAACAGCGTTGCAGGGACCACACTGGGATTCCCAAGGTTGATGGTCGTGGTGCGCTGTGTCACAGCGTTGGACGACAGAGACTCCCCCAACCAGGCGAACTTGCCCTCAGGGAACCGGTGCTCGATCTCCTCGTAGTGACCCAACCGCTTGTCGATGATGCGCAGTTCATCGCCCTGGGAAGCCACGGTCTGAAGGTTGAAAAACACTCCCTCATCGTAGCCCGCGATGTCCTCCACCGGGGCGAAGTCGAGGAAGGTGAAAGGTGACTGCTGAACGGATTCCGCGAGGACCACGTCCTCCAAACGGTACTGCGCGATGTAGTCTGCGTCCGGCTTGCTGCGGTCCAGGTTCAACAGGCTGCGAGAGAGCCCCACCGAGATGCCAGCATCGGACAACCAGTTGGGCTTGCCAGCCTCCGCCACCCAACCCGGCAAGAATCCCAGAGCTGCGGTGCCCGTCAGGTCCTTGGGGTCACCCCAACCGATCTCCACCAGGCCACTGTCGGGGTCCACCGCTTCCAGTACCACCCGGTCCCCGGAGGCCCGGCAAATGCCCGTACCAGCCTGGGCCACGATACGAGCCTGGATGGAGGTGGCCACCTCCCCAGCGTCGAAGAACTCATTGTCGGGGAGAACTGCCAGCAACAGGCTCGAAGGCCAGTCATGAGCAACCCCGTCGATGGAGAAGTAGAGCACCTCGGTGCCATCGAACCTGAATACGAGACGGCTCTTGGAGGCGATGGACGCTTTCTCGGTGTACGTCGAAGGATTCAAGGATGCCTGGAGGAAGTAGACCACCTCACCGGCAAACCGCTTCCGTGAGTCCGAGCCGAGCTGCACAACCGAGTGTAGAACCCCACCCTTGAGCCCGATAGGGACAGGCTCACGCGAGATGTACCCTGTCCCCCCTGGGACTGAATGTGGATAGGTGGGCAGGTCACTGATGCGATCCACCACCACGACCTCGGTGACAGACCCACCCTTTGCGAACAGGATGAGGTCACCCACCCCGTCGGAAATCTGACGGATGAGGCCGAGAGACTGAGGAGCGATGCCACCCCCAATGGGAGGAAGGCTATCCCCACCAGGTCGAATGGGGTCATCTACCAAAGCGGGGTTCACACCTTCGGGATCCGGGATGGCTCCCGTCCCATCGGGCATGTGCAACACACCAGAAAGCCCCAGACCCCGGAACACCTCGTCGGAACCGGCCAGGTCTTCCGGCCACGGAAGAGCATCCGGCAGGTACATGGGCTCGACCGGATGCAACGTCATCGTGATGCCATCCGATTGCACAAGGGGACGGGGTCCCTTGAGGGGTTGCGGAATAGCGTTGAGGGCGACCCCATCGTAGTAGATCCGTGCCCCGAGGAAGTGCTTGTTGAAAGCCCCCAAGTTCCCCGAGTCGGCCTTGGCCACATCGGCTGATGAGAGCTTCACCCGCCCCGTGGTCAGGGCAACAGCACAAGAACCCTCGGCCGGAGCCCGCAGAGCCAACTCGGCCTCGTCAATGACCAGCTCCACATCCAAGGGAGTCCGGTTATTGATGCGGATGAAAGGGTGATCCGTGGGGCCAGGCACCGGGGAGATGAACAGGTCATCCTGAATGTCCCCCACGTAGCCATCGGCGTCAGCAGAGAACCCTCGGTAGACGTACCAGAGGTTCTTGCCCGCGTTCTTCTCGACGAAAGCAGGGTTGAACTGAAGAATCCCATTCGTCTGCCCCACGATCCCTGAGCGGCGGCTTGCTTCAAAAGGATAGGCGCTCTCCGCATCCACATCGGAAACCACCACCACACCAGTGAACCCATCCGGGTCAGATGTGCCCACAGGGCTACTCAGGGCACCTGCTGAGGAGCCCAGACGGAGCATAGCGTAGCCGTCCAGCACCAAAGCACTGCCAGGCAGCACAGAGCCTACAGGGAGGTTGCTGAAGGGTGGGGAGAGCTTGTAGGTGGTGTCGAACAGAAGTGCACCCAGGTTCACTGGGCCTGACCCCTTGTAGGGCATCCACCGCTGGAAGGTGTTGTTCCAGCCGAACCGCGTCTCGTAGCGGTCATTCCTCGTCCACCAGAATTTCTGGGCGGCCAACGTGTACCGAACGGCCACGACTCGGTCA